CTCAATAAGCTTGGATTGTGTTGTTGCCTGCTTTAATATTCTATTATCCTTAGCCTTCTCCTTCATCTCATCCTTCATAGTTATAGCCTGAGCCTCAACACCCTTAAGCTGCATATTCATTTGGTACTCAATATTCATAAGCTCCATCTTAAGTTGAGCCTCTGACTTCATCTTCTCAATCTCGTATCCAATCTCTGCCTGCTTGATCATCATCTTAGACTGAGTCTCTGCTTGAATTTGTTGCATAGCATTCTGAGAAGCCATCTGCTGAGACTGAGCATTGATCTGAGCCTGCATCTGTTGAGCCTGCATAGCGTTCTGCTGATCCTGCTCTTGTTTTTTACGTCTCTTAAGTTTAAGTAACTGATTAGCAAGCTTAATGTTGTTTATCTCTCTAATATCTATAGCGTCCTCAAGTGTAATCGCATCTCTTGAAAGCGCAACTTGAATGTTCTGCTCTAGCTTAGTTTTCTCCTCCTCGTCTGGAGACATCTCTATAAATATACCGAAGTCGTATATGTATATCTCCTTAATTTCTTCAAGAAGACTTACATTATACTTTCCGATCTGCATAGCGAATGTCTCTGCAAAGTCAGAGTACTCTAATATATCTGCAACCCTGTACGATATAGCCTCAGCTAATCCCTTAGTTATGCTTAGACTTCCGTCTAGTATGTGTCTTGTTGCTGTGTTTGAGTTTGCCGCTGCAAGCTTCTGTAGACCAACTAAAGAGTTAGGATCTGGCATACTACCATCTCTTGCTTCGTTCAGTCCTGTCACATCTCTAATCATACTTAGATAGTGGTTGTAACTTCCAATTAACGAAGCTATCTTACCCTGACCACTGTTAGAGTTAAGCTCCTGGATAGGAACCCTTGCGTTATTAAACTCACCATCTTGGGTGTAGCTTCTACCGATTACACTACCAGTCTGGAAGTATAGTCTAAGTGCATCCTCTGGATTGTATGCCGCACCGTTACCCAAGTCAACCTCGTTAAGTCCATCGGCATCGATGAACACACCGTCTGGTACAACCTTAGATATAACCTGCTGCAGCTTTAAATGAGTAACCTGAATCAAGTCAGCAAATGGTATCATACGTCTAACCAAAGACTCTATATTACCCTTGTACATCCTTGGAGCTACTGCAATATAGTTTGGAAGCGCGTGCTGAGATGATGACTTAGGTCTAACCATATTCTTGGAAAGCTCCCACTTCAACATAATGTTAGTACCCATCACCATAATACCATCGTACCAAACGTCGATAGTCTTCTCTACCTTCTCGAACTTTCCGTCCTCCATCATCTCGTTAGGAGGATTAAATGTGTCATCCTTCTGGATCATTCTAACTCCACCTGTATCTAGTACCTTTTTCTTGTAAACAAACTTCTTGGTTGTCTTGTAATTAACATAAAGAAGCGTTGCAGAGTCTCTACTAAACAAGCTGTTCTGATAGAACTGTGCGTTGTTGTAGTAGTTATACCAAGACTGGCTGTACTTTGAAATCTCTTCAAGCTGCTCGTTTGTAAGTGTAGGATCAATCTTAAGTAACTCAGTAATAGCCACAGTCTTAATCTCTCCCCAGTAGAAGCAATCCCTAAAGTGCGGATCCTCTGTGTAGCTGTGAACTATATTAGCAGGATCTACGTAGTCAATCTGAACGCCACTTCCTGGTAGGAACTGGTGCTTAACTATACCCTTACCTAAAACGGCTAGGTCGTAGTCAACCCTGCTTCGTGTATCTGAGTACTTGTTGTCCTCTAGTATTGTGTTAATCGCAGTCTCCTCAGCGATCTCTATCGCTGGCTTGTAGTTGATCTGCATAAATAAGTTAAGCTCCTCAGAGTCTTGAGGAAGCTGATCAGCATTTGTATCAAACGCGTCAACCCCAAAGCTGTCCTTTATCTGATTCAGAATATCCTTAGACACCATGTCGGTCTCTATCATATCCTGGTACTTACTACGTCTCTCGGCAGATACTGCGTCCTGAGCGTAAGCCTTAACTCTAAAAAGTCTGTCAGACATACCGTTAACAACGATATCGACAAACTTTGGTATGATTGGAATTGGTGTCCAATCTAAATTTAAATGAGAAAGGTCACCATCTACTGATAACTCGTTCTTATATTTAGCAACTGATTGTTCTCCCCTTGCGTATAACCTAAGACGATGAAACTCACCCCACTGATTATAAAACTTACAAGTTCCACTATCTTTTTTGAACCACTCGTAGGACACGGCTTGGCAAATCTGAAGCCCGTATTCATAAGAAGCCTTCTCTTTATCTGAAACAAACTGTCCTGGAAATCCAATAGGATCTATTTTTATAGTTACTTCTTTCATTTATTTTATATGTGGTTCCAAGTTCTTCTTTTTATTATATTATAAACAGAACTTTTAGATATATTAAACATTTTAGATAATTTAACTCCGCTGTATTTTTTATTAGAATGTAAATCTCTTAATAAAAACACATCTTCATTTGTAATGTTTGTAGATGGATTATCTTGTCCTTTAAGAGTTTTTTCTCTTATCTTTTGCTTATGTTCTTCTGTATGAGGTTTTTGTTTTTTGCCTTTATGAGCCAAACTAATTTTTAGTTTATGATCATATGTTAAAACCTTTCCTTTATGAAATTCTGAAACTTTTTTCTTTTGTTCTTCAGATATTGTTTTGCCTTTATTAGGAATACTCATCTTAAGTTTTGCTTCGTCAGTATGAACTAAACCTAAGCACCCATCCCCACCATTTGTTTTATTACATAAAGTTCCTAATCCTAAATCAACTCTTCCGTATAAACTTATAAACTCAACTTCTTTTTGTTTTATAAAGTCATAATCATCGTGCTCAAATAATATTTCAACTTCGTAGTCGGTTTTTTTAATTATATTTTTCCAATGAAGACCTCTATTCTTTTTTTCGTTAGCCCTGTTATATCTGTTATCATTTCCTATACCAATATAAAAAACAGTATCGTTATCTAACCTTATATGTCTATAAACGTATGGCATTTACTTTATTATTTCGCTATATCTTCCGTTGTTATTATATCTTGCAAATTTAATACTTATTTTCGAATCTTTTTTAACTGCTTGAAATGTGGATCTTTGCGTTGCCATTATGGCTAATCCTGAGCTAATTGCGGCATCAAACTTTGTCCTGTCGTTTATATCAAACTTAGCCCAGTCTTCTAAAGTCTTTGTAAAGTACATAGATCCCATCTCGTCTGGATCCCTGTACGTAGCCTCTAGGTCTAATCCTACGTACTTCTCTATATACGACTCAATTCCAGACGCGTGAGCGTGCTTAACATCCTCAGATGAGTTAGGTATACCCCCAAGCTCTTTCTCTGTCTTAGAGAGCTTGTGAGATGGCTTGTCAGGTCTGTTTAACGAGAATGCCCTGTAGCCCCTTGTCTTGAAGTGATACAGAAGCCTCTGCTTGTTATTCTCTATAAGCACTGGCATACCGTAGAACACACACGCCATAAGGACATCCTCAAAGAATATCTCTGCAGTCTGCGGTCTGGCTATGTACTCAAGGAAGAACTCGTTGCTTGGCGCGTTGTCCATATTAAACTTGGTAAGTCCGTGAAGTGCACCCTTAGATCCACCACCACCAACTGTTCCAGATATGTCGTACGGATCGCATCCAAACGCCCCTATATGCTCGTTGCCAGGTTGCTTTACTCCGTTCCTTGTGATTACGTTATTCATAAGCTGATTAGATGGTATCCAAGACACTAGGAACCTACCCCTTATATCTGGAGTCCAGACAACTGTACTGTCTTCCTTGCCATCCTTCCAGTGGAACGAACCCCTTGTAAGAACCCTGTCCTTTATAAGTGAGTCATTATAATCTATCTGCTGGTATATCTTGGTAAGATTAAATATCGATGCCTTGCTCTCATCTCTAAACGCGTGACTCTCTGTCCTTGGGAACTGACGATAGAACTCGTTCAGTGCGTCAGGATCATTTTTCAATGAGTCAACCTCATTCTCCCAAAAGTCAATAGCCCCTATCCTTATAGGTCTACCATCTACTCCTTCTACTGGTGAATTAGGCTGTCTAAAAACAGGCATACCATACCTATCAATATAACCCTCAAAATTCCACTCCATAGGAATAAACAGAGCGTATAGTCCCGTCTTTGTCTGTCCATTCGCGTTCCTTGTTGTTATCTTAGAGTCCTCGTATAATTTCTTAAAGTTTCCACCACCCTTCTCAAGGGCATTTACTGTAGATCCCATAAGGCACTTTCCAATAATCTTACTACCTAACCTTAGACAGGTCTTACGAATCCTCCATCCGTTTAGTATGTTGTTTGGTTTCTCAAGCTTACCAGACTCGTCCTCTATCAGAAGCTTCAGCTTCTCACCGTCATACGAGTTGTCCGATGTGTTACTCCAGTCGATAGACGTGTCCAATCCTTCAAGGTTTGAGTTGTCGCTCTCGTACATATTCTTCTTGGTAATCTTAGACGCTGGCACTCGGTATGCTAGCTCTGTCTTTGGCTTGTCCATACCGTCCATAATAGGCTTGAAGAAGAAAGGGTAGTTGCTAGATATAGGCACAACCTTATCGGTAAACATCGCCTTGGCATCACCCCCAGTCTTTGAGCATATCCCAATCCGTGCATTCTTTGCAAGTGTCGCCACGTTTACAGATTCAGACGATGCCATAAACGAGAACCCAGAACGTCTTATCTTTAGGTAGGTCATACCGAAGCACCTGTCATCAGCCCTGCAAGCCTCCCAGAATATAAAGAATATCCTATTAGCCTCACGGAAGTCAGGGTGACCTACGTCAATCTTTGTCCACTGTAGGTACATATAGTGGCTGCCTGTTATATAAGTAGGCACACCGTTGTTCATAAAGAACATACCCTCCTCGCGTCTAATGAACTCATTCTCTATATAGTCAACCCACTTAGCTTTGAAGTCCTTCTGCATCGTGTGCCACTGGAATATAGACTTTATATTG